TGAGTGGTTTGGAGGATTTTGCAGCTATGAGTATTGGAAATATAAACGTGACTCCTAATTTTTATGGTAGAACTGGTATTGATCGCATCCCACCAATTATTGACCAGTATTTAAAAGGTCTTAGAATAGGGGGAAGTGCTAATCTAACAATTAAGAGGTCTTAACTAATGGCATACGAATACCCAGCAGCAATTATCATTACTGATACAAATGCCCATACTGGCAGATTTGGAAAGGTTCATTGCCTAACAGATGCAAGTGCAACTTTTGTTGCAGAAAACATTACAGAAAATGGATCTTCAACTATAAACGGAATCACTATGAAGGCTTCATCTGAAGTTTGTGGTGTTATCACAAGTATTACTTTAGCTAGTGGTCAGGTTATAGCTTATTACTTATGAGTATTGCATCAGCACTTAAGAAAGCAGCTTCAGCAGCAATCAAGGCTACTGGAGGATCTATAACCTATAGAAGAGTGACAACTGGTATATATAACCCTACTACTGGCTCAATGAGCGAAGTAAAAACAGATGTCAGTATAAAAGGTGTAGTGAGCAACGTATCAAGGTCTGAAGTGACTGATCTAGTTTCTAGTCAGGACAAACGACTTACTATATCTGCTGGTGATATAAGTTTTACTCCAACAACATTTGATCGAGTGGTTATAAGCGGAACAGAATATAAAGTGGTTCAGATCAATACAAATGAACAGAATAATACAGCCATAAGCTTTGACATTTTCTTGAGGTAATTATGGCCAGACGAATAAAGGTCACAGAGATAAAAGGTTTCTACGAAGATCTGATTGTTGATGCCGTAGCTGGAACAACGCTTGAGTGGACTAGAAGAGTTAAAAAAGCAACTCCAGTTGATACTGGGAGACTTAGAGGTGCATGGCAAACAAACATCAAAAGATTTGAAGGAAGTGTCACAAATAATGTTGTATATGCAGAACCTGTTTGTTTTGGCGTGAACTTACCACCATCATGGGGTGGTCAATACAGAACAAGACAAAATACTGTTGCTGGCTTTCCAGCACTTATAGGAAAAGAGCTTGAAATCTACATCAACAGACAATTTGGGAGGTTCTGATGGCAGCTACAGATTTGAACACAGTAAGAGCAACTATTGAGAAACGTTTAAATGATGAATTTCGTACAGGACAAAAAATACCTTTAGTTTTTAATAATGTCCCTTTTGATGCCTCAAATGTTGATACTTATATTCAATGCATTACTAGCTTTGGATCAAGTGAATACCTTACACAGCAAGCACCTAATTCAAGTACCACTGCAACAAATCTTGTTGTGGGTCTTATTACTCTTAATATTTATACAGAGCAAGGACTAGGGGCAGGGGCAAATTTTGATATATGCACCAGATTAAGAAACTTGTTTAACAGAATAACTGTTTCAGATGTACGATTTGACCCACCAGTAGGGCCTGAGATATTTCAATCTACTCCAGAAGGTAAATTTCAAACACAGATTAGAATAACATTTGAATTATATGAGGCACTTGTACCATGATTGAAATTACAGAAGAAATGCTTGACGCTATCGAAGCAGTCAAAGGCAGAAGAGATCCAAAGTACTGGGACCCTCAATGTAGGCGATATATGGAAAGTAAAAAAACAAAAGCTGTAAAAAAACCAAAAAAAGGTTAATATAATTATAAATATTTCTTTTTATTGTTATGGCTGCTGTAAAAGGTGATGTTGGGCAAGTCAAATTTGATGATGGCGGCTCTTCAGTTTTAGGCACTAGAGAATGGTCTATGTCTATTACCAAAGATACCCAAGAAACAACTGTTCAAGGTGACACTTTTAAATCGTTTGTTGGTGGACTTATTGAAGGTGAGGGATCTGCTGTTTTACAATATGACAACGCTGCCTCTGGGGAGACTGCAACCTTTATGGATGGTATCTTGACCACTGGTGACACAGCAACAGCAGCTTTTGAGCTTTTTCCTGATAGTGCAAGCGGAACTAAAAAGATCAGCTTTGTTGGCCTTATAACAAACTTTGAGCAGGGTTCAGCAATAGGTGATGTAAGTACAATCAATATCACATTCAAGCCATCTGGCACAATTACATCAGCAATCTAAAAGTAAAATTCTTCGCATTTATTTATGGCAACTAAAAGAACCGCAGACATACTGCTTGGGGCGTTTCAAGATGAAATGGTCACAAGAAGAAAATTTGACGTAAAAAACTCCAAAGATGAAGTCGTTATGACTTTATACTTTAAACCAATTACAAGATACGCAAGAGTAAAAGCACAACAAATAGCTGGCCAAAATGCTGATGCTTTAGTTGTATCAACCCAACTTCTTTGTCAAATGGCAGAAAAAGAAGATGGAACTCTTGCTTTTGATATGTCAGATGCTCCAATGCTTCAAAGACAGCTTCCAGAAAAAGTTTTAAATGAGCTTGAGTTGTTTTTGAATGATATTCAATTAGATATTGATACAGCAAAAAAAGAATAAAAGGGGATACTTGGCTAAGGTTTGAGTTTTTCCTAGCAACAGAACTTGGTAAGACAGTGCAAGAACTCAGAATGGGTATGACTGAGGCAGAGCTTATTTATTGGGCTGGTTACTATGAAATAAAGCATGACGAAGAAAAGAGGGCATTGCAACGACAAAAACGCAATTCAAGGTAATATAGAGTAAAGGTTTTTTTTATTTGTGGCAGAGGCAGTCGTTAGGTTAAAAGTTGATGCGACAAACGCAAACAAAGCTCTTAACAGTGTTCAAGCAAAAACAGATAAGCTACAGTCAGCGTTTGGTGGCCTAAGAACAGCTATAGGTGGTATTGGACTAACATTATTGGCAAGACAAGCCGTTAATACTTCAGCAAATTTTGATAAATTAAATATAAGACTTGGATTGCTTACAAAAGCAAGCGGAACTTTTGCAAAATCACAGCAGATTGCCGCAGATGCACAGAAAGCTTTTGGATTAAGTGCCACTGAAGCTCTTGAAGGTGTCACAGATATTACAGCTAGACTTGCTCCACTAAAAGTTGGAGTTGAAGATATAAGAACTGTCTTTTTTGGTTTTAATACGGCAGCAAAATTAGCTGGTGCATCAGCGATAGAATCATCAAACGCATTCAGACAATTAGCACAGGCTCTTGGCTCAGGAAGGCTGGCTGGTGATGAATTTAGGAGTATTTCAGAACAAGTGCCAACAGTTCTTGCTCCTATTGCTGCGGAACTTGGTGTGACTATTGGAGAGCTTAAAAAATTAGCTGCTGAAGGTGCTTTGACCAGTGACGTAGTGCTTAGAGCTTTAGGAAGAATTGGAAAGGAAGGAAGTGGCTTTCTAGAGGAATTATTAGCAAACGACCCTACTCAAATATTTAAAAATTTCACTAATGCAACAGAGGATTTGTCTAGAGTTTTTGGAAAAGAACTAAGACCCATAGTTGAGTCAACAACAAAAATTTTAACTGAATTTATAAAAAAATTAACAGCTTTTCTTGATTCTGATGCTGGTAGGGCAGCTTTACTTTTAACTGCTATCGCTGGAGGATTTAAAGCTATTGCTGTGGCTGCTCCTTTAGCTCAAGCGGCTGTGGCTGCATTTACTATTAAAGTAGGTGCATTGAAAATTGCAGTTCTGGGATTAAATGGTGCTTTGGCTGCAAGTGGTATTGGAGCTTTTGCTTTAGCTCTTGGATTTGTTACCACTCAAATTATTAAAACAAGAAGAGAGCAAAAAGAACTTAATGATGCAATAGTCAAAGGCTCTGGAGAGGAAGTAGCAAAAGCTTTAGAAAAACAAAAAGATATTTTAGGGAGTATAAATGAAAGATTAATCAATGCTAATGGTAGAACCAAAAAAAATCTTGAGGAAAAGAAAAAAGAAGTTGAACTAGACATAAAAATGCTCGAAGGTAGAAATAAAACTCTTGAATCAGACAAACTAATAAATGAAAAATTAAAGGAAAGAGTGGGCATACAGAAAGAAAGCACAGAAGAAATAAAAAAACAACAAACAGAAACCGACAAACTAAAGGATAAAATGACTGAGATAGGAGAAGAAATTGAAAACAGTATAAAAAATAATCTGAGAGACGCTATAACTGGTGCGCAATCATTTGGAGAGGCAATGGCAAATGTATTGAACCGTATTAGAGACAAGATTATTGAAGCTCAGATAGACAAGCTTATTGGTGGCTTTGGAGAGGCTTTTGGTAAGGGTGCAAGCGGTGGAGAGAAAAAAGGCTTAGGAGGATTTCTTGGTGGACTACTTGGAGGACTGTTTGCAAATGGTGGACAACCACCTGTAAATAAAATCTCAGTTGTAGGTGAAAGAGGGCCTGAGCTGTTTGTTCCTCGATCTGCTGGCACTATTATTCCAAATGACCAAATAGGTGGCTCATCTATCACAAACAACATTAGTATTAGCGTAGATGCTTCTAGCTCATCAGTGCAAAGTGATGGTGATGGACAGCAGTTTGGCGAGGCTATTGCAAGTGCAATACAATTAGAAATAGTTAAACAGAAACGAAGTGGAGGTTTGCTTGCTTAATGGCTACATTTGATGATTCAACACTAGGAACTACTGCAGGTGCAACAACCCCAACATATAACTCTGTAGAAAGTGCTTCGCCCAAAAATATTACAGTGCAGTTTGGTGATGGCTATATTTCACGCAGTACGTTTGGTCTTAATCAAAATCCAAAATCATATAATTTTACTTTTCCTGTTTCTGTTGCTGATGGTGACAAGATTTTAGCTTTTTTTGACGCAAGGGCAGAAGATTCTACAAGTTTCACATTTACACCACCAGCTACTAGCACTCCAAGAAAATTTATTTGTGAAAGATATAGAAGAACAAACACTTATTTAAATAGAGTTACAATACAAGCAACGTTTGAGGAGGTGTTTCAACCATGACTATTCCTGTTGAACAATTACAAAAATTAAATAGTTTTGCCCTAATTGAGTTGTTTCAAATTAATTTAGTTTCAAATATTCACTACCTTTCAAACAACCCACCAAGCAATATTCTTTACAGATTTCATAACGGAACTAATGAAATCAACACAGAAATTGTATGGGATGGCGATATTTATACGCCTATAGCTTGTAAGGCTGAAGG